GGATACACCGGCATATGATGCAACTTCTATATACGCTCGTTCTTTAGAATCTATGGAGTTAGAACTAAAGGCTATGGAGTTAGTAGAGCAAGAGGAACAATCTAAAATTATCAAAAAACGCATTAAAATTAAAACTCAAATCTAAAAGGAGAAAACAATCATGAATTTAGAATTAAGACAGAAAGAAATCGAGTCAAGACTAACTGAGATCAGAGGTCTTGTCGATAATGAAACAGATATTACCAAACTTGAAGCATTGGAAACCGAAACAACAGAACTTCAAGAAGAACGAAGTGTTATTGATAAGAAAATGGTGATTGCTAGTAAAACAGAAATCAAACCAATTGTTATCGATAACCGCACTAAAGTTGATAAAGAAAAATTGGAACAACGTGCTGCTAGTTTACGTGAAAGTCGTGTTATCCAAGTATCAAGTGAAGAAATCTTGTTACCGGACCACACCGCTTCAGGATTGGCACCAGTTCCATTCGCACAAGTATCAACGCTTGTTGATCGTGTAAATGTGATCAACCTAAACGGTGGAGAAACGTACAAGAAATCATTTGTGAAATCAAACGGTATCGCTGGAACGACACTTGAAGGACAACCTTACAGTGAAACTGAACCTGCATTTGGCTATTTAACCATTTCCAAAGTGAAGATTACTGCTTATACAGAAATCACTGAAGAGTTAGAAAAACTACCCGCTATTCCTTATCAAGCAGAAGTATTACGCAATATCAATATTTCACTTAAAAAGAAAATCAGCGAACAAATCTTACGTGGTGCAGGAACGACTAACACATTCACAGGAATCTTTAGTGATGCAGCAGTAGCTCTTGCAGATACTACTCCACTTGAAATTGAAGCAATCACTGATTCAACATTAGACGATATTGTCTTTGCATATGGTGGCGATGAAGAAGTCGAAGGTGGAGCAGTTCTTATCTTGAATAAGAATGATTTACGTGCATTTGCCGGACTGAAAACACCAGAAGGTAGAAAAGTCCATTCAATTGATTATGTCAATAAAACAATTGATGGCATTCCTTATATCATCAATTCAAACTGTAAAGCTATCTCTGATAGTAATACTGCAGCTGGAGAATATGGTATCGCTTATGGTGCACTTAAAAACTATGAAGTACCAGTATTCTCAGCAGTTGAAATCGGTAAATCAACAGACTACAAATTCAAAGATGGAATCATCAGCTACAAAGCATCTGTATTCACAGGTGGTAACGTCGTCGGATATAACGGATTCCTACGCATCAAAAAGAAAGCTGCAGCATAATAGCTAAAGCAAATTAACCAGGTAAGAAAGGATTGATCTCATGGACATACTAGACATTGTAAAAAAAGCACTACTCATACCTTTATCAGAATCATTTGCTGATGACGAGTTGAACACTCATATTGGGAGTTGCAAAGCATACTTAACGAGTTGTGGGATTAATCCTTCTTATATAAATGATGAATCAAATCCCATGGTTAGCACTGTGATTATTATTTATGTGAAGACATTTTTTGGCTTTAAAAATGATGGAAGTGCAAAAGAACTACCGAAAACATTTGATATGTTGGTAGGACAGATTGCACTCACACAAGGAGTTTCAGAAAATGTATCCTAATTCACCCAATATATCACTAAAATTGCTAACCATGGATTTGGTTCAAAATTCTATTGGTTCTTCAATATACCAATTTATTAACTCAAAAGAAGTTGCCGGTATAAATTTTAGTATTACATCAAACGAATACTATGAAAGTAAACGATCAGACATTAGGATTGATATAGCACTCAAGATTCAAAGCTTCTTATACGATGGTAGCAAATACGCAGACATAGCAGGAGACATCTATAAGATTGAACGTACGTATCAAATCGGACAGTTCATTGAACTCTACTTAAGTAAATCTAAGATCAGAAAGAGTGATATCATTGGTTACGCTTGATGAACTTGGTGTAGCTATTTCAAATATGGTAGAAGAATATGCAGAAGACATTATTGGCAAACTTGAAAAACGACTTGATGAAACGGCTCAGGAAATCGTGAAGTATATCAGTACTCATGCACCTAGAAGTGGTGGCACAAAACCATTTGCTAATTCGTTTGTAGCTGAACCAATAGGCAGTGGTGTCAACAAGACAATTGTTATCTTTTCAAATGAGAAAGGAAAGCTGACACATTTGCTTGAATTTGGTTTTACACATCGGAGTGGTAAGTATGTAGGACCTAGACCATTCATGCGTCCAGCCTATGATTTACTTACACCAAAGATGCTAGAAGACATTAAATCGATTATTGAAAAGGGTGATGATTAGTGCAAGAAAAACTGGAAGCATTATATGATACTTTGAACTCCGTTTTACCTGGAAAGGTATCTTATGGAACCAGAGTAGGTTTAGAAGATGATCCAAACTATATCATCTATCAAGAATTAAGCAATCGATCAATTGTCTATGCTGATGATAGAGTAGTTGCAAAAGTAGCAACCATTCAAGTTAGTTTAATCACTGAAAAGAAGAACATAGGACTAGAAGAACAATTAGAAGCATCCCTTTATTTTATGGGATATGAATTTGAATTATTATCTGAATTCGTCAATGAAGATAGTTCAGTCAATAGAGTATATGAAATCAAACAGGAGGTTTTTTAAATGAGTAATAAAGTCACATTTGGCCTAACTAATGTACACTATGCACTCGCTACTCAAGCAGAAGATGGCAGTTGGACTTTTGCTACACCTAAACGTTTAGAAGGTGCACAGGAGATTACAACAGAAGCTATCGGTGGAAGTACACAAGTGTATGCAGATGATAAAGTAATCGCAACGCTCGTATCAAATTCTGGAACGAATGTTACACTTAAATTTACCGAGATTGATGACGTGTTCAAAAAGGACATCTTTGGAGTTCTTGAAGATACAAATGGTAATCTAGTAGAAGTTGTAAATGGTGAAACAAAGACATTTGCTTTAGGATATGAAATTCAAGGTGATATTAAAGCAAGACGTATATGGTATTTCTTATGTACTGCTACTCCATCAGGAGATGCAAGTAAATCAAAAGCTGATTCAATTGAAGCAAACTCTATCACGTTAAACATTACTGCTAGACCAATTGAATCTGGAGACAATCTAATTTTAAGAGTCATTGCTGGTGTGGGTGATGCAAACTATGCAGCATTCCTTACTACAGCACCAACATTACCAACATTTATTTAAGGAGATAATCTATTATGGAAAAAACACTTAAACTTGGCGATAAGGATTATCGTCTTCATTCATCACTATTTACGATTATTGATTATCGTAATGTATTTTCAACAGAGTTATTTAGTGATATCAAGAAATTAGAGAAATCAAATATTAAAAAAGAAGATGATCTGTCTACTGTGATTGACACAATCTTTAGAATCATCTATGTACTACATAGACCATTCAGCAAACAATCTTACAACGACTTCTTAATGTCGTTGGATTTTTCTATTTTAAGTAATCAAAATGAACTTGAAAATCTGACGAATACGATTGGTGAAATGCTAGGGACGTTTCAAAAAGGAAGCACACCCAAACCACCCACAAAGAAATGATGAAGTAAATATAACAGCAAACATCATATTCAACCTTGCTCATCTAGGTATCTCTATTGAAGATACTAAAACATTTGATCTAGATACTTATTTTGAGATTGTAGAGCTTGAAATGAATGTAATTAATGGAAATCAATCATCAAAAAAAGCAACTCAGAGCGATATTGATAAGTTCTTACTATAATTACTTAAAAATTACTATTGACAGTAAACATAGTAAAGTTATATAATTTAATCAGTAATTCTAAGTAATCAAAAATAGGAGGCTATCATATGGCTAAATTAATGTTTGAACTTGATGATGAACTACTTGATGAGGTTAACGATATACTGGATTCGGTTGGTTTGGATTTAGAGATTGCATTTAGTATTTTTGTAAGAAAAATTGTTAAAGAAAAAGGATTACCTTTTAATGTCAGACAAAAACATGATGATAGTTCCGGGGAATCAACGAATAATGAAAATTCCTTTTCTCCACAATTAGGTTCAAGAAGAAGATCTAACAATGCTATTACGATCGAAATGATCGAGGAAGTTTGGAGTGCATTTATCAAAATTAAAGATGGATATTTTGATGTAAAGGAAATGGCAGATTATATTTCAGAGAAATCCGGGATGAATTATGGTAGTGCAACAATATATCTAAATATTTTAATTAATTTATTAAATGGAGAAATCAATAAGCGTTCAATGAAGCCTAGTGATTTTGAATTCTTTATAGATAAATTTAAAAAGAATTTAGGAGAAAGTGCATATCAAAAAGCATTGCATTCAATTGAAGTATCAATACCTTATTGGAACAGAAACATTCCTACGTTTGCAAATTCAATGACTGATTTGTTGAGAAAACAAAACAAGGTTATATCTAATGAATTAGAAAACAAAACACAAAAAAATACAGATAAAATTGATATTACTAATGTCTTAAATCGTTTTGAAAGATATTTAGAATCTATCGGCTATAGTGCAGTTACCCCATCTGGTCTAGGAAGTACAACAGTTGATTACGCACAAAGAAGAATGTCGTTTGTGTTGCAAACTGAGAATATTAATATTACAGAACTAATTGTAAATATTGATTCTTATATTAAGGCATATGATTTTGGTGGTGCCAAAGAAGATTTAGGTAAGAAAAGCAATAGAGCAGTAATCAATGCATTAAAGAGATTTAAAGAATTTTTAATCCATGAAGGATTATATAAACAATAAAAATTAATCAAGCACATCTTCGGATGTGTTTTTCTTTTGAACAGGAGGTGAGTATTAATGGCAGAAACAGTCAAAGGACTAAATATCAAACTAACCCTTGATGGTAAAGATTTAGAAAACGAATTAAAC